TTTCTAAAGTCCGCAAACTTTTCATTCTTAGGTAGCATCTCTCCATAAGCTTTTCTTAACTCATCTAAGTTGTCATTGATTTGTTTAGCTGAAAAATGATACTCTTTTGGAAGAGTAGATAGTTCTTTCTGACCTTTTAAATATTCAAGAATTTTGTCTAGTTCATAATTTTTACCCACTGGAGAAGTTATTCCCTTATTATAATTGGTTTGAAAACTTTGAGCTAATTTATAATAACTTGCCTCTAAACTTTCTAAGGCACCATTCATTGTTCTAGCTTTACTTTTAATTTTATTTTTTAAACTCTCTCCTAATAAACCCATTTCAATAGTGTTGTCTGTAAAGGATCTAAAATTAGATAAAAAATTATCAAAAGATTTAGCCCCTGCTAAAACTTTATTAGGATTAGTTGCACTTTGTACTCTCCACTGTGCAAATGGAGGTAGTTGTCTTTGAACTTTCAAAGGATTAGTTCTTGTGAAAGCACCAATTACTAAGGGAGCTATTACATCTTTACCTAGAAATACTGGAGTTTTTCTTATAACCTCGGCAAGAGGTTTAGTTATATAACTTACTGGAGGTTTAGAACTAACCCAAGCTATACCTTCCATTCCTTTACCTACTCCTTTAAAGCCGAATTTAGCAGTTGGTTTAACTCCAAATTTATAAGCTTGTTGTAAAACTTTTCCAGCTAATGGGAATCCTCCTCCAAGTAGTGTACCTTCTTTACCAAATTTAATTTTATTTCTAAACGTTGCTAAAGCTAACTCTTTACCTTTTAAACCCTCAGTAGACTCAGGTTTGTTTATTCTCCCTGGACCAATATCTGTAAAAGGAATTTTATAATTTATTCCGTAATCCATATCTGGTTGAGACCCGGATTTAACCATTGTTTCTGCTACGGCAAATGTCAAGATACCTCCACCCATTCTTTGTGCAATTTTAGATGCTTTACTAGTACCCATAAACCGTTGTAAGTTTTGTATTTGTTTAAAAGACTTGGCTCCTTTAAGAACTTTAGTTGCAACACCTATAGGTACTGCATACTCCGTCATTAGTTCTGCAATTCCACCTGGTAAAGTTTCTGCTTCACCTAAAGGATCTGTCATTTCATTCATTTTCTTATTAAATTTAGTTTGAAAATCTGTATCAAAAACGTAATCGATAGGAGTTAGAACAAATTCACTAGCTGCCTGTACAAAGTTAGGACCTCCTCTTAAAATAGATTTGGCTATGTCACCATAGCCTTCTACATATTTTCTTTTCTTTAAATTTTCAGGTTTGTTTTGTTCAGTATAACTTTTAATCATTGCAGGTAATTGAGTTGCATCACCTGATAAAGTCATTGCTAGTTTAGCTAAACCTTCTTTAGTATATTTAGTAGGTAGTTCACTTTCCTCATAAGCTTTACTGATTGCTAGATTAAAAGCTTCTTCAAAATCGTTTTCTGTTTCTAATTTATTAGAAGGGACCCTTTTAGGTCTAACAATAATAGGTTCTTTTTCTAAATATTTGTCGTTAAGTATTTGATCTACTTCATAACGAGTCTCATCACCTTTAGTGATATCTCCTTTAAGTCCTACATCAAAAATATTCTTTTTAAGATCCCCTAAGAGAGTTCTTTTTTCGTCGGCCATGTTATGCTCCTGACGGTAATGCTAGATTTACTCCGTACTTCATATTGAATTGATCAACATCCGTTTGTGTTTGAATTTCTGCAAAGTCAACTAAAGCTGCAGGACTCTCAGCTAAAATAACTATAATATCATCTGTAATTTCTGCAGGTAATCTTTGTCTTAATTCTTCGTAACTGATCCCTGATCCGGGCTCCGTGATGGGTGCTTCCATAGTCTCCGAAGCCATAGCCATGCCTCTTGGACCTTCTACTTCTTCAGTCATTGTTTCTTCCATTATTCCACCTTCGGCTCTACCTAAACGTTTATTAATTTTATCTTGTTTAACCATATCAAGGTATCTTTTTTTAGTTGCTTCTGCTAAGTAGCCTTTGTTTTCCATAGCATACTCACCTTCAATAACAATTTCTTCTTGACCTTGTTCGTTAGTAATAGTTATCTTGTTAGGACTTGCTTTAACATCTTTAGTTATTTGATCCATAACCCCTTCAAAATATTGTTTATTACCATATAAGGCTGCTAAATCTGGATCTTCACCAGAGTATACTCTAAGTGATTGTAAAATTTTAGCTTGTGCTAAATTAAAATCTTCTACTTCCATCTCATCTTTTTGTGATTGTAAATTAAATAAATCATCTAATAGTTTCTCTCCAGCTTGTGCATATTGAGTTCTAGCTAAAGCATTCGAACCCCCCTCTGAACTTAACATATCAGATTTAGCAGTCATGATTGCTTTAAACATATCATTATACTCATCACGTTCAGTACCTTCTTGTGCATATCTTGCTGCTTGCATTGCTTTAAAAGGTTCTTTAGCTGATGTAGCTGCTGTTTGAAAAATGTTTCCTGTTGGTGATCTTGATATTAAATCTAAACCAAAGTTAATTAAAAAATCACTAGTTGATCTATCGGGTGCAGCTTCAGGTCTTGTAGATTTATATTGTGTAATCTCTTCCTCAGTTGGTAAGACTTTACCAAGTCCTCCAACACCATAGCTTTGTCTAACGTCCCCACCTCTTCTAAACATAGGTCTATTTAAAGTTCTTCTCATGATTAAGTATTATTTTGTCTTGGATTAAATATACCACCCAATACAGAAGCTGTACCCAACGCTGTCTGCAACGGAGTTGGATTTGGCATTGTTGATGATTGATATTGATTACCCATTCCAGAAATAAGACCCATAACTCCTGAACCATACTGACCCATTCTTTCGTAAGGTTCCATAGCTCTCATTCTATTTTGTTCTTGAGTAGCTCCTAGTTGTGCCTGCGCCTGTGCTTGTTGTAGCCCGCCCAATAGACCCAACTGATTTACGTCTTGACCTTGTTGTTGTTGAATTTGTTGTCCTAAATTTGTTTGTTGATTGAAAGCTGTGTTAGCTTGATTTTGAGCTTGTCCAAATCCTTGTTGTAACATACCCGCTTGTAGCATAGCTCTGTTCATATCTGAATCTTGTTGGTACTCTGCTCTTTGTACGCCTTCTCTACCACCCCCTAAGTTACCAGTCATCGCAGCTTGTTGTCCAATCCCAGCCATACCTTTAGCTGCTTGTTTATCAAATTGAGATAGAGATGCATCAATTACATCTTGTTGATAAGGTGACATAAAACTTTGATAACCTTGTGGTCCTGAATAAGCATTTGCTTGAGTCATGTAAGGTTGGTAAGATCCAATACCTGATGAAGTTAGATTGTAAGCTTGTTGTTGCATTGCATCTTGGCCTGCAACTTGCGGAGCGTACATGTCCGTGTTCAGTGGTACAGATGTTAAACCTGCTAATTGTGTTCCATAATCTTTACCTAAATCTTGTATGTATTGTGCTGGTAAATTTGTTACTGTTGATGTTGCCATATTATACTACCTCGCTTAATCGTTCAGACACATCAAGCATTCCCATGCCTTCAGGTCTTCCCTGTTGTTCTAATTGTTTCATGATACCTTGCAATCTTTCAGCACCTTTGTCAACGTCTCCATCACCTGCACCTCTTACAGCGTCAGCTGTGAATACAAATTCATTAACACTTAGTCTTGCCGGTACGTCATCTTTTTTTTCGTACTCTCCGATAGGTACAAACCCACCTTCTTCTCTATAATCTTTTTCCATACCATTCATGTCAAGCATCTCTTCGCCTTCTTCCATAACAGTACCCATGCCCGAAGGTCCACCATCTGCATAACCCCTAGACATATCTGCACTCATATTTGGAACTTGCATTCTTACTGCTTGTTCCATTTCTTCTCTACCCATTCCTTGAGCTTGCATACCTTCAACCATCATTCTAATTTGCTCCATCATATTTGGATCCATCATCTGTTGTCCGTAGTCGGGTATACCTAATTGAGAGATACCACCGCCAGCTAAGTTAGCCGTTGCGATTGGTTCGTTTGCTGAACCATACTCTAATAACATTTCTGCTGGTGAATATTTTCTTGTAGAAAGTTCTGGTGAAAATCTTAATCCTGCTGCCATGGCTTGTTTAGGATCTAATATGTTTGCAGCTTTACCTACGTTTTGAATTCCGATACCTGCTCCATAATCTATATTACCTTCTGCGTCAGGTGGATTTAATTTGTCAGAAAATAATCCTGCTACTCCGCCACCGATTGTGGATAACATACCTGCACTTAAACCAAAAGGAGTGTTATCCCCTTTCTTGTTTTTTTTCATTAGGTCAGCTAAATTAAAAGATTTACCTTGATTAGTTCCCCCTGTACCTGTTCCCCCTGATCCTGGTCCAAAGACACCATCTCCTAAAACCATATCTTTACCTTTAAGCAAATCTCCAAACCAATTTTGTCCCATTCTATTACCAGCTTCCCCTGTCATAGGAATACCAAATTGATTTAATAAAGCTCCACCTAATACTGCAGATGTCATTGGATTCTTTTTAATAGGATCCATAATTTTTTCCTGGAACCATGAACCGATTCCATATTGTTTTCTACCATCAACCCCCATGATACCACCGTACGCTGCCATCTGTCTCGGATCTTGTCCCATTTGTGGTTGTCCCATTTGTGGCATTTGTGGTTGTCCCATTTGTGGTTGCATCATACCTTGTTGTTGCATTTGCTGCATAGCTTGAGCATGTTTCTGCATAATTCCCGCTTGTTCAGCACGCAGGTCTCCTTCATATCTAATTGAAGGTGCATTTGTAGTTATTTGTTTCTGAGGATTCATCATAATTTAACTCTGGTTTTTTACCTTATCCTTTTTTACTAAATAAATCAAGCTTTGGCATAATAACTCTTACATCTTGAGCCATGTCTTCATTCTTATATCCCTTGGCTTCCCACTCACTTCTCTCTTTAAAAATCTCGCCAGTTGCTATGTTTCTATACGTTGTTATAGTTTCTGCCTGTAATACAGGTATTACTTTATTTTCCATGTTTAATCCAATACTGTTTTTTTAATGTTTAAGTAACTAATACCTACATCTGTGGCACCAGTAGTACTAGCTATAACCGTAAGAGTCGTACCACCCTCTACAATTAATGGTTGGGTCAAAAGCTCTAGACTTACGTTAGCCGTAAGAACTATTGTTTTAATTACAGTTACACCATTATTTTTTACTGTAATTGTAGGAGTTCCTACAGACATTACTCTTAAAGATTTAAGAATATAAGTCTCACTTACTAAAGGGTTTCCTGTACCAAACATATTGGCACCGACTCCACTTAGATCTTGTGCGGCTACTCCATAAAATTCGTATTGATTTACTACTGCCATTAATTTAAAAAGAAACTTCTAGCTTCTATCTCCTGTTTAAGTTCCTGTTGAAACGTTGTATTTAATTTCTCAATCACAGCATCCAAATCTCTAACTTGATTGGCTGCTACATTTTCATCATATTCTCTTGCAGGTCTTGTTAAAGATTGTACAATTTTAGCCATGTAATATTTCTCCTAGTTTATTTTTTTTCATATTAACATTTGTAATTCCACCTTGAGCAAGTCCCAATCTAGATTTTAAAATATTTAATCTTTCTCTACCTTCTGTTTGTAATAATCCCTGTTCCATTTGTTTAAGAAGCATAGCATATTCTTTTAATAATGCTGAGGATCCTTCTCCATCTGCAGAAATATTTGTATCTGTTTTAAATACATCAGCAAAAGATTCTCCCATTCCTTTTAAATTTGCTATTCCTTTTTCGGATTCGTTAGCTACATTTGATCTTGTGTATCTTGGACTAAACGTCATAGACTGTTGATCTTGTCGACTTGCATTTGGTAAACTACCAATTACATTTTCTGTTGGAGTAGTTTTTTTTATTTTCATATCTTCTGTTATTTTCATAATACCTTCTGGTGCGCCTACTATAGAAAATTGATTATCACCCCCTTGATTATTATCACCCCCAATCCTATCATTAGGGTTTATAGAGGATGTTGTATTCGTGAAACCCCCAAAGCTACCATCTTTAAAATTATCTTTCAAACTAGCTATTACATCTTTATCAGTAATACCTAAATTCTTAGCTAATGTACTTACTGTTGAAACTTTATCCAAAGCGTTTACTGCGAGACCAATTTTAGCTATTGTGGTACCCGGATTTAAATAAGCCAAAATTCCTAAAGCTTGTTTCGTGTAATCCCAAAAACCTTTTTTTTCAGCTACCTTAGGTGCAAAAGAAGTTATTAATTCGTCTATTGTAGTTTTGTCTGGATCTATAGTTGTTGGTCCAGTTGTATCTTGTCTTTGTGCTGTAGGTACATCTACTTCTGGATCTGGATCTCCTAAATGTGACATGTCAACTGTTGGAGAAGGACCTGTCATTTCTGCCATATTTGGTCTATCAGCACCTCCACCATTATTATTATTATTTCCACCATTTTGAGAATTTGAACCATCTGAAGGATTGTTACCACCTTCACCACCAGTATCTCCTGGTCCATCTGCTGCTCCACCACTTCCAGAACTACTACCTCCACCCATATCTCCTGTGCCTCCAGCTTGACCACCACCACCACGATAACCTGGACGTTTACCGTTGGGTCTATTTTTAACTAGCTGACCATATTCATATTTAATTCTTTTATCTATCACTATCTTCTTCCTCCTGAGTGTACATCTAATCTAAATGTACCTAGTTTCCAGTTACTACTTATAGCAGTATTAGATATAGTTAAAGCAATTTGTCTAGCTCTTGCTCTAGTATCAATAAAATTAGTAGTAGTTGTTGAAGTATAGGTTTGTGTAGTAGCCGCATCATTAGGGTAATCTCTAAGATCTAATTTAATAATAACGTCTTCACTTTGAGAAACAAAATCTGGAATAATTCTACTAATCCTCATTATAAATTCTCCATCTCCTCTAAATGAAATACCTTCTCTTTGATCTTGTGTAATATCATAATCGCCTGAAGTAATACTAGCAGGTATTGCAACTGTAGCACTGGCACTTATTTGATCAAATCCAGTTTCGTGTTCAAAATAAATTGAACTTCCTTCTGTATTACCTATAACATCAAACGAAACGTCGTCTCCGGCGTTGTATTGAGTAGCATGAGGTAAACCAAATACTGATGAATCTTCCCATGTAGTTCTAGTAAATAAAGAACTAGCATTAGTAGACCATATAGAAGTCTCTTGAGTTGAGTCTAAATAGTTATATACGACACATCTATTATTTACATTTGATGTAGACGTTGGATAGAACCAGGTAATCTCACCAAACAAATTATTAATCCCTGCATAAACTAATTGGTTAGAGGTTGTATTTAGATCCTCATAAACATAATCTTCTACTAAACATTGCATAGACTGCAGTTGTCCAGTGTATCTAAAGAAACCATTATCAGACATCCAGTAAGCCGTACCATCAACTTCAACAGCTGCATTCATTCCTAACAATCCACAGTTAGTTCCAACTTGCTCGAAGGCAAATGTAAATGGTGTCCCTACAAATCTCATAGTAAACATAGCTGAGTTTGTCCAAACATAAAGAGCATTTCTTCCAAGTTTAGCACCGATGATCCGTGATCCGTCAGCCAATCTTTGTGAACCCGCACTGTTGATTGCTGTTGGAGTGTAATCATTTATATTCTCTTGAGAAGAGAATCTTATAAACATATCGTCTTGTGATGCTTTATCTCCAATTGTAGTTTCTGTTCCAAAGAACACTAAGTGTCTATCCGGTGTTGATACTAACATGTCCCTTGACGCTGTTGGTGCACCACTAATAATTGTTGCCCTATTGTCTGTTGCATTAACTGCATTTGAATCCCATTCAAAACATTCTCCATTATGAATTAAGGCTATGGCAGTTCCGCCTAAATTGTCCAAGGACCATAGTCCAGGGTCTATGACTGAATCGGTGTTAGCTGCTGGAGATCCCCAACCTGTGTAAGATGAACTGTTTGTAACTGTCGCACCATTTGAATGAGAAGCAGTTGTTGTTCCCCTGACACCTCTAGTAATCCCTGTAAGTATTAAACCTAAAACTCCAGTATAAGATATTTCTTCAGTACCAATTTGAATATAGTTTGTTCCTGTAGTGGGAAGACCGGCAACACTATTTAAAGTAATTTGTGTAGCGGATCCATTGTTTCCATTTGTGTCTGCTGCAAGTGATCCATTTAATGTAGTTGTTATAGCTCCTAAAATAATTCCACCAAATTGAGATATACCCCAACCATAAGCTCCCAATTGTTCTGCTGGTCCTACGTGGTAGTATTGAAAATATTTTACTCCTCCCGAAGCAGTACCCCCGGCTCCTGTCTCAACACTAGCCATCGTGATAGTGATGGTTGTAGTGGTAGGTATGGAAGTAACCATATATTTTTTACCATCAAAATCTGCAGCGTCATAATTAGAATTTGTAATAGTAGAAAAATCACTAAATAAAATAATGTCTCCTGCTACAAAAGTGTGGGCACTACCAAAAGTTATTGTAACTGTTGGTGAACCATTAGTTGTTGTAAAACAACTTGATAATGTTGTGCCTGTTGGATTAACTAAAGGGTGAATATCATAAAAGATACCTCCCGTATAAGCATATAAAATTCTGTTAGTGCCAATGATTGAATAATTAATAGAAGCATTACTAACCATATGATGTTGTGCTCTTGCAGCACCTGTTAGTTTGCTTATCCCTAATTGAGACCAGCCACCTATCTTCTCTGGTGTACCATATCTAAAACGTACGTTCTCCCCGCCCGTCCATCTATTTTCAGCGCCGGTAGAAGTAACTTGTTTGTTGAACCCTGGTACGAAACCTATTTTTTGTAACATATAATTCCATTATACTATTTTATTCCTGATGGTAGACCTAGCATTTGTCTTCCATCAAATTTATTTTTCTCAGCAAATGGGCCATTTACATGATTATAATGTAGAAATACTTGACCGCATATGTTCCCGTCAAAAGGCTCTCGCCAATGTTCAAGTTCACAGCCACTATATACTAACATATCTCCTACTTCAAGCAAGACTTTTGTGCCTGCAGGAGCGTTAGGTTTAACTAAATTTTGTCTTTCATTGACTACATTATTAGCTCCTGTTCCGTCAATAAATATTGGCCATGGCTCACCACCCAAGTTTATCGTCGTAGATATCTCACAGCTTGGTCTATCTTTGTGTCTATGAAGCGTGTCTCCGTTCTTGTATAATCTTGCGTATGAATAAGTGGGGACTAATTGTAGTCCCGTCTCCTGTGCCATGACAGGTAATACTTTAACCAACAAAGTCTCCATTACAGGATCTGCATAACATGAATAAGTATTGGGTATTTGTTGATCGGTCCATGTACCCAACATCCCATTGTTGTGAACAATATTGTTTTCGTACATATACTTAACTGCATCTCTTTTAAGATGAAAATAATTAAATATGAAATTAGCTAACTCGTAGTTGATAGCACCTTTGATTACTTGGTATTTATTAAAGGTCATGTGATCATACACTTTTGCATAAAATTAAAAGATACTGATATCCTTATATCATTAGATTCATTAGGGTCAACACAGTGGTTTAACCAAGCAGGAAACATAATCAAACGTCCAGCTTTTGGTTCATAGTGTGTCTCTCTCCATAATCTATCAGGCAACTTTCCTGGTTTCTGTCTTGGTCTAGACATAGCTGCAACAGATCTTGGGTCTTCTATTTTTAATTGTCCAGAATTCTGTGGTGCTTTTATATAATAAACTCCTGACCATAAAGAATTAGGATGCATGTGTGCTCTATTCATTGATCCTGGTGGGTTTATATTGGCCCACATATTACCTAAGAAAGGCTCGCTATCTAAATGTTCTTGATCATAAACAGTTCGTTGTGCTTCATATAACAAATCAACTAATCTTTTGTATTCTGGTCTCAGGTTCATATCAGTTTCCGAATGCCAACCTTTAACATTTGTACGTGTCACACCTTTGTCATTATTAGACCAAGCTATAATGTCTCGTTCTAATTGTTGATTCAAAGCATCGTCATTTAAATCTGCAATATAAATAGCAGTTGGAAAGTGTAAGTCTCTATACATTATTTAAAAGGTGTCCCTCCAAACCACATAACAAGTGAATTTCTTTTACCCCTTATAACAGGGGTTACTCTATGTCTTATAAAGGATGCAAAAAATACTGCATGACCTTGTTTAAGTTTTGCAATTTTACCCTCACTCATTAATTCTAAATCTCCACCTTCAAACTCTGATTCAGGAGAAAGTAAACAAGTCATAGATATTTTTCGCACCGGAGGTTCGTGGGCCATGTTCACATCATTATCAACATGCCAATCATAGAATCCTCCTTCAGGGTACTCGGTGTATTGTGCAGGCTCCGTTAAAGTCATTCCATCAAAACCAAAATGATTACCATTAGTTGTCTTCATGATACGTTCAATGTCTTTATACATATCAGCCATTTTTTTAAAGGGTATCCAACTAATATGTGAGGTTCTAGTTTTAGTATCTACAACTCCACCTTTAATTCCTTTGTCCCCTGCTCCAACTGAAGCTTCTTGTTTAGGCTCACTTCTTCCTGCTTCAATAATCATTTTACATTGTTCGGGTGTAAAGATTGGTGTAGTCGTCTCTACTATAAAAGATCTCCATCGTGGCTCTGTTATCATACTGCTCCTCTGTTTTTGATTGGGTCAAACTGTACATCACAGTTTGCAGCTAGTGTTCGTCTTGTCTCATTTGTTCCATTGAATGGATACACACAGTGTCTCATATCATATGGAAATACATAAAAATCTCTAAGGTCCATTGGGGGTTGATAATCTATTTTTGCAAATTGACCATTACTGGCTCCTAATATTTGAAGTCTACCGTTCTGAGGTATAGCTTCATTAGAGTATTCTTTACCAAAAGTTGATGGCATTTTTAAAATCATGACACTTGATAGTCCTGTAAACAACATTCCTCTATGAATGTGTGCTGGATTGTATTCATGTGCTTTCATTTCATTGACCCATACAGAATTTAAATGAGTATCATAATCTTTAATCTTATTAAAAGCTAGATAGTGTTTAAACACAGTCATAAAATAATCAGTTACGTTTGTTGGTAACAGGTTATGATTTTTCATCTTAGATTGATCCTGACCATTATAAAACAAACTATGTTCATTCTCTATCTTACCAACTAACTGTTTATTAGCGGGTGCAAGATTATGAAAGTTCTGTTCATAGATTTGATTAATCGCACTAAAAATATCTAAAGGTACTTGATATTTTAGAATTGATTGACCTAAAAATACAAAATCAAAATTAAGATTTGGTGTTCCCATCTTGAGTAATTTGTTCTTTCTTTTCTGTATTGTTTTCTAACTCACCCGATTTTCTAATTCTTTGTAGTGATTGTAGTTGTCCTAGAACATTAAACTTATCAGTATCTGAAGAACTCTCTGATAATTGTTTTGCTTTTTCAGCATACTGCATACCATAAGATTCTAGTTGATGTTGATTAACATCTTTGTCATTAAAAGATCCATCATTAAATTCTTTCTTTAATCCGGACCACATTTTAATTTCTCTCATTCTATGCTTAGCAGTTTTTTCCATAGAAGCTTTACCAAATCTAGCTTCATCTAAATCTATTTGATATTTAGTTAATTTGTATTCATCTTTTTCAGATTCTATTTTAGTTTCTAACCATTTAATCTTTGCTTCATTTCTTCTGTAATCAAAAGATAAAGTCATTAGGTTATCTAAGTATGATGATTGTTCTCTAACACACTGCCAATATTTTGCAGCTTTAGTTGGGTATCTATTGTCTTGTAATACTGAAAACCTTGCTTCAGTTTCTGTTCGAAACATTTGTTTCTTGGTCCAAGTGTCACGAAGCTCGTCTACCATACCTTTAAAATCGGTAAGATCAGTAGGCTCCAATAAATTATTTAAATGAGTTTCTTCTTTTTGTATAATATCTTTAACGTCTTTTTTCATTTCTTTATCCTTTATGTTTAAGAGATATATAACCTGTTTAAAAAATATTACAACCCTTAACTAGTTTCAATAATATCAGTAAGTTTACCGTCACCGTACCAAGCTTCGGTTGCTGTTAATGAAGGAGGACCTTCACCAAAAAATACTAAACCTGCAGTTTGACTACACCCACTGTCAGCAAGCCTTGTTCTTGCAGTGTTCATTGTTTGAACATTTATCCAATTTGAACCATTCCAAGACTCTACCATTCCACTGTTAGGAGGGTCTCCTCCAGCTAATATAGCAGCTGTTGATGTTCCAAATCCTGATCCAAACGATCTTCCTGTATTCAAATCATTTACTTCTGTCCAACTTGTTCCATTCCAAGATTCTGTGTTTGCTACATTTGCTGTTCCATCATAACCTCCAAAACCTAATGCAGAAGACTGATCTCCTGCTCCTGTTATTTTTAATCTTGCTGTGTTTAAATCTCCAACTTCAGTCCAAGCACTTCCATTCCAAGATTCAGTTGCTGCAGTTTGACCCCCAGCTGGAGGATTTTCACCAGCAAACGCTAAAGCTGCTGTTTGTGTTCCTACTCCACCCATAAATTCTCTAGGTAGGTTTAAATCTGCTACTTCTGTCCAAACAGCGCCGTTCCAAGATTCTGTATAACCAGTTGAATCATCACCACCAAAAGCTAATGCAGCAGTTTGTGTTCCAGCTCCACTTAAATTATTTCTAGCTGTGTTTAAATCATTTACTTCTGCCCAAGCTGTTCCATTGTAAGATTCTGTTAATGCTGTAGCACTTGGGGCTGCTCCACCAAAAGATAACATCGCACTCTGAGTTCCTGCTCCTGCATTTGCTATTTTAGCTGTATTTCCATTTGCTTCAGTAACCCAGGCACCTACAGAAATTCCTGCGTTCCATTCTTCTGTTGCTGTAGAATTAGGTGGTACAAATCCTCCAAAAGCTAAAGCTGTTGTTGCAGTACCAGCTCCTCCTAAAGAATATCTAGCAGTGTTTAAATCATTTGTTTCAATCCAGTTTGATCCATTCCAACTTTCAGTATTAGCTACTACTGGAGGAGCTTGTCCACCAAATGCTAAAGCTGAAGAAGTTGTTCCTGATGCTGCTGCATTAGCTCTACCTGTATTTAAATCATTTACTTCAAACCAACTTGTTCCATTCCAAATTTCTGTTTGTGCTGAAGCAGATGGCCCACCTATAGCTAAAGCTGATGTATTACTTCCTGTCCCTGCCATAACATTTTTTGCTGTATTTAAGTCATTTACTTCTGTCCAACTAGAGCCATTCCAATTTTCGGTATTTGTTACTTGTGCAGATCCTGGAGTTTCTCCACCAAAAGCTAATGAAGCAGTATTGTCATCTCCAGCTTGTGATAATTGTCTTCTAGCAGTATTTAAGTCATTAACTTCTGTCCAACTAGTTCCATTCCAAGACTCCGTTACTGCTGTAACAGGTTGTCCACCAAAAGCTAATGCAGATGTTTGAGTTCCATCTCCTCCAAGAGAACCTCTAGCAGTATTTAAATCTGCAACTTCCGTCCAAGCTGTTCCATTATAAGATTCTGTTAATGCTACTACAGCAGTATCAAATCCACCAAAAGCTAAACCCGCTGTTTGTGTTCCTGCTCCTTTTAAATTATGTCTAGCAGTATTTAAATTCCCGCCCGTGGACCATGCGTTACCTATAACTTGCTTATAGCCTTTTAATTGTTGAGTTGTAGTATTGTACCAAACTTCTCCAACAACTGGGTTAGAGGGATCTGATGCTACGACCGTAATATCTGTTCCGTGTATTTCTTTGTATGTTGCCATATTAATCTACCGTCTCCGTTATAATTCCGTTACCAATCCATTCTTCGGTTGATGCTCCTGCTGGAGATCCTCCTGGTTGAGATCCTCCAAAAGCTAATGCTGAAGTATTACCTCCTGAACTTTGTCCTCCACCTTGTTTAGCGACACTCATACCGTTTTCATTTGTCCAGTTTGTTCCGTTCCAAGATTCTGTTCCAGTTTGTTGACCTGGACTACCTCCATCATAACCTCCAGAATTTAAAGCGGACGTCTGAGTACCTCTTATTGCGTTTTGTTGTACAGCCAAATTTAAATCATTTAATTCTGTCCAAGCTGTTCCATTCCAAGATTCTGTTAATGCTGATACTGGACTACCCCCAGCGGTTAATGCTGCTGTTGCAGTTCCAGCTCCAGCCGATATAAAACCTCTAGCAGTATTTAAATCTCCTACTTCTGTCCAACTTGATCCGTTCCACGATTCTGTTAATGCACTAGGTAATCCACCAAATGCTAAAGAAGAAGTATTATCAGTTCCAGCACCTCCAAGATATCTTCTATTACTATTTAAATCTGCTACTTCAGTCCAACTTGTTCCGTTCCAAGATTCAGCAATCCCCACTATAGTTGGAGTTGCGCCACCAAATGTTAAAGCTGATGTTTGTGTTCCTGCTCCACCATTAAATCTTCTAGCTGTGTTCATATTATTTAATTCAGCCCAAGCTGTTCCGTTATAAGCTTCTGTTGCTCCTGTTACAGCTGGTGAATTATCAATACCACCAAAAACAAGTGCTGTAGTAGTTGTACCTGCTGTTCCACCTAAACTATCCCTAGCAGTATTTAAATTCCCACCCGTAACCCATACACCATATGCAAAATTCGCGTTCCATTCTTCGGTAATTGTTTTAATGCTAGGAGAACCAATAGATAAAGCAGCTGTTCCTGTTCCTGTACCAGCGTTTAAATCTGTTACTACATTTAAATCAGATGTCTCAGTCCAATTAGAACCATTCCAAGCTTCTGTTTGTGCAACTGTTGCTGTAGAAAAACCACCAAATGCTATACCATCTGAAGTGGTTCCTGCACCTGCTAACGTACTTTTAGCAGTATTTAAACTATTTACAGTAAACCAACTAGTTCCATTCCATTGTTGTGTTGCTGATGTATTACTTGGATTCTGACCTCCAAAAGCTAAAGCTGATGTAGCAATACCTAATCCACCCCCTTTTCTTGTGCCAGGACTTAAATCGTTTACTTCCGTCCAACTTGAACCATTCCAAAGTTCTGTATTAGTTGTTCCATCGTTTGGTGGTTCTCCACCAAATGCAAGTGCTGATGTGTTATTAGCCCCTACTCCTGAAAAAGAATCTCTTGCAGTATTTAAATCTGAAACTTCTGTCCAACTAGTCCCATCCCAAGATTCTGTTTGTTGAAATGGAGATATTGAACCACCATATGCTAAAGCTGAAGTTTGTGTACCATTAGATCCAAAAGAATTTCTAGCAGTGTTTAAATCGTTTACTTCAGTCCAACTTGTACCATCATATTGTTCGGTATTGGCTGTATTCGGTGGAAGATTACCACCAAAAGCAAGTCCAGCTGTTTGTGTACCTGCTGCACCTAAAGCTATTCTTCCAGTATTCATATTACCACCCATTGCCCAAGCACTTGTTAAGGTTGTAGAACGAACACGCAAGTCACCTAAATTTTGGTTATACCATACCTGTCCTACATACGGGGTTCCTGGGTCCGTATCATAATTTTGTACTTTTCCGCCTTTGATGCCTTTGTACTCGGTCATTGTTTTCCTTTTTACTCAGTCAATGTTATGTCAGCTGGTCTTGGGTTGTCTACTTTATCTTCATCAGATAAAGCATCCCATGCAGTTTGTGCTGCTGTGACCTCTGCATCAACAATCAATTGAGCTTCAGCTAATGTTTTAACAGTTCCACTTACTTTTGCAATCCAAAGATTTGCATGTTTATTGTAAGCGGGAACTTGCCAAACATTACCAGGTAAACCGTTAAAAGAAATTTTGATCGCTTCTACGTGATCAATGAATCCTTTTCCCCAGTTTTCTGCTACACAGTATTGATATGTTTTTGTCATAGTTTTCTCCTATTCACTTGTTGTTGTTATTGTTCTTGTTATTGAACCTGTTCCATCCCATTCTTCGGTTGCTCCTGTAGGTGAACCTGAGGTTCCGCCAAAAGCTAAAGCAGCTGTATTAGTTCCTGCTCCTGCCAAATCATTTCTAGCAATATTTAAATTACCAACATTAGACCAGTTAGTTCCATTCCATAATTCAGTTGATGCTGTTGGAGCGGGCACTCTACCACCAAAACATAAAGCTGCTGTTTGAGTTCCTGCATCACCTGGAAAATCTTTTGCAGTGTTTAAATCGTTTACTTCTGTCCAAGCGGATCCATTCCAAGATTCAGTTTGAGCAAATAAAGGGCCTAAGTTATTACCAGCAAAAGCTAATGCAGCAGTTGCTATTCCAACAGCACCTAAACCATATCTTGCTGTATTTAAATCAGCAACTTCAGTCCAACTTGTTCCATTCCAACTTTCTGTTTTTCCAGTTGTAGGAGAATATCCACCAATAGCTAAAACTGAAGTATTGTCAGCTCCTGTTCCTGCAAAATATTGTCTAGCTGTATTCAGATCATTAACTTCTGTCCAAGTGTATCCATTCCATAGTTCTGTTGCACCTGTTGTAGGAGGGATTGCTCCACCAAAAGCTAATGCTGATGTTTGAGTGCCTCCTCCTGCTAATGCGTTTCTAGCAGTATTTAAATCGTTTACTTCAGCCCAAGCTGTTCCATTGTAAGATTCTGTTGCTCCTGTATTAGGAGGAACATTTCCCCCAAAAGCTAAAGCTGCTGTTTGAGTCCCTGTCCCTGCAATATAATTTCTAGCAGTATTTAAATTTCCACCAGTGTACCATGCTCCAAGATTAATGCCTGCGTTCCATTCTTCTGTAAACGCTACAGCTGGAGGATTTAAAGATCCACCAAAAGCTAATGCTGATGAATTACTAGCACCTGTAGCACCTAATTCTTGTCTAGCAGTATTTAAATCACTTGTTTCAGTCCATATTGAACCATTCCAAGATTCAGTTAAAGCTGAAGCACCACCTGGAGTCTCTCCTCCTATACCTAAAGCATTTGTGTTATCTGTACCTGCTCCCGCTAATCTTCTAGCAGTATTTAAATCAGCGACATCTGTCCAACTAGTTCCATTCCAAGATTCTGTTGCTGCTGTAGATCCAGGTGTGTCTCCACCATAAGCTAATGCAGATGTTATTATTCCGTTTCCTCCTAAATCTCTTCTAGCTGTATTTAAATCATTTAATTCAGTCCAACTTGATCCATTCCAACTTTCTGTGTTTGCATAATAGGTTGGAGGATTGAGCCCTCCAAAAGCTAATGCAGATGTATTATCTGCACCTGCTCCTGCTAATTGTTGTCTTGCAGTATTTAAATCTGCTACTTCAGTCCAGCTTGTTCCATTCCAACTTTCAGTTTCACCTGTTATTGATGGATTAGCACCTCCATAACCTAATGCTGATGTAGAAGTTCCATTTGATCCCATTCTACCTCTTGCAGTATTTAAATCATTGACTTCAGTCCAACTTGATCCATCATAAAGTTCTGTAGTAGCTGAAGTGCTAGGATTAAATGCTCCAAAAGCTAAAGCTGCTGTTTGAGTTCCAGCGCCCCCTGGAAAAACTTTAGCCGTATTCATAGAATTACCAGTTGACCACGCATTACCGTAAGCTTGATATCTATATTTGAATTCTGAATTAGCACTATCGTACCATAGTTGACCTGTAAGTGGATTGTCTGGATCACCAGCGTAATTTTGAACCGCTGTTCCAATCTCCTTTTTATAAGAAGACATTATTTAGCCTTTAACAACCAACCTTGAGTTCCATCTGTATAGACCAAAGTATTAGCTGCTCTTTCTACTGAAACTGTTAAACTTGCTGCAACACCTTGAATTTTTTCTGCTCCATTGGGTGCAACTGTTAAAGTATTAGTGTCAAATGTTCCTGCATAATCTACAAAAGATATTTCATCACCTAAAGTCCCTGCTGGTAAAGTCATTGTAAATGCGGCACTGGTTGTGTTACAGAAATAACCTTCTCCTGCGACTGCTGTAAATCCTGAAGTTTTAACTGCTACCCATGAAGTTCCCCCTGAGTTATCTACAAAAGATAAAACTCCGGATCCGTTAGTAGTTAAAATTTGATCTGCTGAACCTGTTACAGTTGGGAAGGTAAGTAAATCTAGTTTCACGGCTCCCGAACCTTTTGGAGTTAAAGTAATTCCAATATTAGTATCTCCACCTGTTGCAGATAATACAGGTGCTGCACCTGTTGCTGCATTAGCTAAAGTTAATTCATTAACCGCTGAACCTGTAGCTGTTAAATTAAGTAATTCTAATCCATTAACATCTAAAATTTTTGTTCCTATCTTAGGATCTGTTAAAGTTTTGTTTGTTAAAGTTTGTGTTCCTGTAAGTGTAACAGCATCAGCTGTAGCTAGTGGTATTTCATAAACACCTGTGTTAGTTGCAACACCATCAAGATAAATTAGTTTCCAAGCTTTATCAGTAGTTGCAAAAGTGACCGTGGCTCCTGAACCCGATACAGCTTTTAACTGAACAGTATACGCACCAGAGGTATTGTTTTTAATAAAATAAAAATTTTCTGTAAGAAGAGGAAATTGTATAACTCTATTTCCAGATATTGTTCCTGTAAATTCTATAACTCTTTGTTGAGCAGTACCTGTTAAAGCACCATCTGCAATAGTTAAAAGTTGGTTTCCTACACCACCGGCAATAGATAGACTTGAAACACCGCCTGTTAATTGTTCAATAAGATTTAAATTTGCGTTAGTTTTTGTTCCCCAAGTACCAGCATTTTCGCCGGTTGCCATTAACTCTAGGCCGAGATCCGTGTATGTTGATGCCATTAATTTTGTTCTCCTAATTAGATCTTTAATTTATATTTTATATAAAGTCA